TTAGGTCATCGGTTTTATCCCCTTATTGATTTTGGGGATCGTATTCCGTTTCCTCTCTTCTTTTTCATCCTCATCTTTGAGGTATTTGTCTCTTATCCCTCTGATGTCATTTGTCATTCCCCATACTTTGAAGAAGAGGATGATTTGCAGTACTCCGAACATTAGAAGTACGATGGTTAGAAAGCCAATCGTAATATTTATGCTTTACCATGGATAACATTGTTCCATTATTACTGCATCTTTTGCGAACCAAACATAGACCTTGGAAACTTGCTCTTCTACTCTAACAGTCATTATATTAGGATGTGAATACCAATAAACATTGTTCGAATGACTTGTTTGTTTATATCTTTGAGAAAGTCCTTCTTTTACCCTGTTTATTCCATAAGAAGACTTTGTAAGTTCTTGTTTTATTGCGATTAATTTGTCATTGGTGTCGAATTGGTAGCAAACTTTTGATTTTGTATTAAAAAAATAATCTTCTCCAGTATACCCACCAACTGTTCCGCTATGTTGATATTGTGACATTTGTTTCTTTACTTCCGAACGAGATGTTCCTAATGTTAAAATTGGCTCTTCTGCATAAGATAAAGTAGGCTTTACTTTTACGTTACATGTATCTTTTACGTTTTTATATTCTGCTATAACTAAGGCATTTCCTGCATAATGGGGGACAATTTTAATTTTATCATTATTGTTTGAAACATCTAATATAAACTCATCAGAAGAATATATATTGCATTTTGATGGGGCAATACCCATTAGCTCAATAAGTAAGTCTTCCTCATACGTTGCTGTAATTTCTTTTTTATCGAAATGGAAATCAATTTGTTCTCCCTCGTCGGAATTATTATTGTCATCATCGCTACTGCATCCTATTATCATCAATGCAGCCGTCATTAAAAATAAAATCTTCTTCATAATATTAAATATTTAGTTTGTTCTTTAATTCGTTGTTGATTTGGATTTTTCTAATAGCCTTTTAGCCTTTTCTAATCTTGTAATATACTCCATTACGTCATATTGAACGAAAGCCCATTTCCCGTCTTCATATCTAATGCTTTCATTGGTTTCAAGTGCTTGCATCACTTGATTGTATAATGATGAATCTTCTTCAATTATTCTTCCAGCCCTACGTTCATTTTCTTTCATAAATACGCCTATGGCTATCTTAATGATTCTGACTTCATTATCATAATCTTTCTTTTTCCGATAAAGAATCATTAGTCTATCATATGGATGTGTTGCTGGAAGTTGTGGTATGATAGCTTTTTCATATACAGCTATAGCTTCATTTATCATACCTTCCTTTTCTAAATCTATGCCCAATTTAATTAATCTTGAATTTTCATTCTGCGCTTCTTGTTGAGATATTTCTTTAAGTTCTTCTTCCTGCTTTTGTTTAAGTATCTCAAAACGAGATTTTTCCAAATGGTTTAGTCTATATTCGAGTTCACCTTCGTCTTTACATAAAACCTCTCTCGCTTTAATTCCACTTGTTTCTCCTACAATACCAGCACATTCCAGTTGGTCCATAATACGCCCTGCTCTATTATAGCCTATAGCGAATTTACGTTGAATCAATGAAGTGGAACCTTGTTGGTGGATAACAACTAATCGAGCCGCATCTTCAAATAGTGGATCAAGTCTTGTCATGTCAACCTTTTCTACGGAGGGGTACTCTATTTTTTCTTTTTCTTCCTCCGTTATAAATTCCTCTTCTTTTTTTACATCTACTTTTTCTACTGTGTCTATAATAGTTCTGTTTATAGATGTTTCTGCATCTTTGGTATTATTATCGTTGTCAACCTCATTATTTCTTTGAACTGTTTTCTTTTTCTCAACCGACGATAAATGCAAAGCAAACCCTATTATTATAAGAAGTATAGATAGAGAGAAATGTATGCCATAGATTGGCAATATGACTGCAAGGGTATAGCATATAAACGAGAAAAGACATCCAGTATAATTTTTAATTTCATATCCAGAATCTACATTATTTGATTGCGTTCTATGATTAGATATATTATTGCCACTAACTTTTGTCCTTGAATAGATACCTGTGCCGGGTATTCCTGTTGTAACGTACGTTCCTCGCTTTCCGAAATTTACTTTTGCTCCTCGTGGACCGACCGACCAACTTGTACCGGATTTACTAATATTCATGTGTACTCCGGGAAGAATCTTTATCCTTTTTCTAAAATATAGTCCCATAGTATTTAGATTTTATTTACAATAATATATCACTTACAATATGCTGTTTAACTATCCACAAGCTACGCACTTGAGTTATTTCTATGTCGAAGTCGTCATATTCAGATTCATTTAGAGAATGAGCAATCCAAAACTTTCGTGATAACTCTTGGTCTTTATATCGGCGTAGTATTTTGATATGTCCGTGATAATCCCCAGTAAATTTATCTTGTACAACTATTCCGAATACATTGCCAAATGGGATTTGAGTGGCTGCATCCACACTGAAACCATATTTCTTAAGAGCTACCCAACATCCGGAAGGATATGCAGGAGACATGGAGTTTCCCGCTATCTGTGCAATTGCTTCGCAATCCTTGCAGTCTGGCAGATACCAGTACCGTTTTATACTTTCTATTCCATTGATAAGTTTTATTTGTCCGGCGGCAAATTTGAAATCAACTTCAGGGAGTAGTTTTATTCCCTTTTCCAAAGCTAACTTTAACTCACTTTCGTTGTCTATAATTTGGGCTGATGATGAGCTTTCGGTAGAAGTTAACATATCTCCATTTCCGCCAACTAACCATCCTTTGTCTACATTGGGGAAAGTGGATATAATCTTATCTATGACAGCATCTCCTATCCCGTCTTTACGGCCGAACCAGTTTGATACTGTATTAGGTTTTTCTCCAACTGCGTTTGCGAATTTTTTGTTACTTCCTCTTTCGTTTCCGAAATAATAGGATTTAATTTTGAATATTCTATCTCCAATGTTACTCATGTTCACAAATATTGTGTATATTTGTGTCAAAATCAAGTTGCGGATGATTTCGACTGAATTGTTTAACTGTTCCTGTTAAGGGACTATATAGGCGACTTAACTTCAAACCGCAACTTTGGAGTCGGTCGCTTTTACTTTTGTCGATATGGTTGTAATTAATCCTCTTATATTTGAATCAGTGAGAAACCAGTTAAGGGAGTCATTACGCACTTTAACCAATTTTACTACTAAAAATATCTTTGAAGAATCAAACAGACTTATTGATAATGCAAAAGAATCATACTTCGAGATATTGGAGGAAGAGAAGCGCATTATCAGAAAAAGTACCAATCCTTCCAAATCTAATCTTTAGTTTCCCCTTGAATGTATTATCAAACAGTTTGCTTCCATATCGTGCTTCAAGTTCTTTTAACTGATTAATGATATAATCTATATCTTCCTTATTTTTAGTCTTTTCTGTGGTATCGAGCATCATGTGAATGGATTGTCTTATATCTGCTATATTGTTTAATTCCACAGCCATGTGTAGTAGGCGTATCTCGATATACATCATAGTTTTCGCTGTATGAATTACATGATGGTCGCTTATATACTGCAATTTTTTTTCTATTTCATTTTTAAGGTCATTTTTTAGCCCGAAAATATTATATCCAACCATTACAGCTAATGCGCCTACAACAAAAGAAAGAAAAGCAATCATAGAATCGAATAAAGTCCATGTCACAGGCTCGTATTTGCATAGCCATAGTAATATCGCAACAACACTCAAGGCAAGTGCTGTCCATGCTATCCAATTTCTATTTTCTTTCTTTTTCATATTATAATAAGGTATAAGCTGTTTTAATGGTTAAACAATGTAAATATACACAGTAATTGTGAATGATATATTGTATATTCACAGATGTTGTGTATATTTGCGTCATCAAACATTCAATGATACAAAGAAACGAAGAAAGTTTGAGTAACGCAATAGTATAAACATATTAAATCACACGGTTATGAGCACGAATTTTAGAAATCAGATGAAAGAAGTCATGTCACTTGCATGGTCTTTCGTGAAGAGAAACGGTTTTTCAATGAGTGAAGCACTGAAAGTTGCTTGGGCAAACTTAAAGCTGAAAGCTCAAATGAAAAGTAAGATTGTGAAGTTCTACTTTCAAAAAGTAGATGGTTCTGTACGTGAAGCCTATGGCACACTGAATGAAAAGCTGATGCCAACTATTACAGGTACTGATAAGAGAGCGAAGAATGACACTGTTCAAACTTACTATGATACCGAACGCCAAGAGTTCAGATGCTACAAAAAAGCCAACCTTTTAAAGATTGCATGATATGAGACAGTATAGGGTATGTGACAGCATAGATGCTTATGAGTTTGAAAAGTCTTTAGATAAGGCTTGTACTGAGCTTGATAGAGTAGACGGTATGTCAGAGGCAGAAGCTTGCACATACTGTAATACTGATACCAAAGAAGAAGCCTTGCAGAGTATTCAAGAAGAGATTGATTACATAGAGTTTCAACTTGACAGAATGGCGGTATGATAGAAATGATGATAACATTGGCAAGCCTGTACGCTGGGTATAAACTGTTCAGAAAGTCAGGTGATAAATTTTTCTATGAGGATTGATTGCACGATTATGCAACGCACGACAGTCCGTGTAGACGTAGAGAATATTCTACATGGGCACTATTGATTAGTTCTTTGACATTGTGGAACACTGCTATATCTTCTTCTTCACCCACGATATAGCTGAAATAATGCAAGATATAAAGGGCTTGTATGTCAGCATGTGACATTGATACATGACAGTTAGCTTTTGACTGGAATAAAAGATGAGTTAACTTACGACTCAGCAAATGTAAGGGCGCTACTTTGGGCGCGAAAACAATGGATAAGTAAAACCACAGCAAAACCGTCCATTAAGCAGTAAGCATACGGGGTGGGCGTCCGTACTGGTATTGATATAAAAGCCCGTCAGTTCTCGATTACTGGTACAACTGTCTAAAAGGTTGGCGGGCGCAAACTAATACTTATTGTTTATGAAAGAAATCGAGTACATGAAATTCTTGGAAGATACGGTGAAAGAACTTTCACGTGAATTGAAAGCTACTACTGATTGTTTGGCGGCTTTGTCTATAAGACGTACAAGAGAAATGGATAGTTTAATGCTGCGTATTGATGATGCAGTTCACCAAAGTAAATGCACACTTGCTAAAGTAAAGGAGAAGTTGCCGTGAAAGTGATTATGTTTTCTTTTTCATTGGTCATATTATTATGTATGACAGTGATACTATGTAATGCTGTTATCAAAGATAGTCCCATGTATATGTCCGGTGTTATACTGACATCTATAATGTTTGTTTTATCTATTATACTTACTGTTTTGACGTTTTCGGAGTTGAAAGAGGATTATTGACATAACTGTTTTTGTCGTGTTTTATTTTGTGTTTGTACTGGGGTGTGTCGTTCGTGAGAATAGCGCGCCTTTATTATTTTGGATGGTTAGCTTATCGGTTAGAGCTTCGTGTTGAGCAATCAATTCAAACGAGTGAGAGGGGTTCGATTCCTCTACCATCCACGAATCATTAATTTAAAATTAAATCTTATGGCAAAAGAATCAGAAGAAAGAAAAAAAGTCAAAGAGAAGCTGATAAAGAAAAATGATAAGCTACCTTTCTCTTTATCTCTTTATGTGAAAGTGTCCCGTATGGTTCAAGATTTGAATCGTTTGGCGAGAGCCAATCGGCTTGTAGAACCGGAAGATGTACTTTATTCTATTCAACAAGAAGGAGCTCCTAAAGGGAAGTTCTATGTAGTAAGGAACTACTAATTATCAACTCACACGATTATGGATAGAGTATTTACAGAGCTCACACCTGAATGCGAGATTACAGCACGAATGTACGCACAAGGGTATGAAAAGAAAGAAATTGCAAATCTCAAATGTCGAGCAGTTAGTACAATAAACAACCAATTGCAGAGGGCTTTTGATGTTTTGCAGGTGAGGAATGGTCGGGAATTGGCAACCATGCTTTATGAACGGATAGCTGGTGTGAAGTTCACAATGGATTTTTCACCTATCATTCGTACATCCGTTGCCTGTGGTTTATTATGTGTCTTTTCTTTGTCGCTTTATCACGAACAGAGCGATATGAGAAGGGCACGAAGGACGAAAATTGAAATATTTGAAAGAGCAAGGAGGTCAGAATGAATGCAGAAACTAAATTAAGTACCCTTTATCGAATCGGAAATAGGATACCTCTGAATAAGTCGCAAGCAGCGGGATTTGTAGGTGGCCGGTATAGGCTTGAAAAATTAATTAGAGAAAATAAAATTCGGGCGACAAAAACGGGACCGACTAAGATGTCTCCTTATGATGTGAATGCCTGCGATGTGTTTCTCTATGCTATTGATTCTAAAGAACAAAGAATATAATTAACCCTTTAAATTTACAATTATGAGCCTTATTAAAAAAAGTAATGAATTAGTAATCCCTACCACCGTAAAGATGATGATTTACGGCCAAGCCGGTATGGGAAAGAGTACGGTAGCATTGAGTGCCCCGAAACCGTTGTTGTTGGACTTTGATAATGGTGTTAAGCGTATGAACATGGCGCACCTGGAAAACATCGATACTGTACAAGTTACCTCTTGGAGTGATGTCCAACAGGTTTTGCAAGAAGATTTGTCAGCCTATCAGACAATCGTAGTAGATACTATCGGTAAGATGATGGATTTTATCATTACTTATAAATGTGGAACTCGCCAGCCGTCTATCAGGGATTGGAGTGGTATCAATGCTGAATTTTCATGGATGACGAGAACATTGTCAGGTTTGAATAAGCATATCATTTTTGTAGCCCATCGTGATACAAGAAAAGAAGGTGATGATACGGTGTTCATTCCTGCTTTACGTGAGAAATCTTATAATTCCATCGTTACAGAATTGGATTTACTCGGTTATCTCGAAATGAAGAGCGAGAGAGGCATACAGAGACGTACTATAACCTTTGATCCGACTTCAAGAAATGACGGTAAAAACACCTGTAATCTGCCATCAGTAATGGAAGTGCCTATTATTCTTGACAGAAATGGCAATCCGACCGCAAAGAACGACTTTATCACCACTAAGATAATCAATTCTTATTTAAGTATGCTGGCGGCTAAGAAGGAAGCGCAGGAAAAGTATGATAAGGTGATAGAGGAAATCAAAGAAAGTATCGAGTTTATAACTGATGCCAAGTCTGCTAATGAATTCGCCTCTCATATTAATGAGTTTGAACATGTTGGTAGTTCTCTGATGAAAGCGAGAAGCTTGTTTGCCGCCAAAGTAAACTCTTTGGGGTTAGTATTTGATAAAGAGACAAAAACTTATTCAGATGCAGCCTAGATATCGCTTTTACGCCACGATTCTTGATGCCTTTTGGGGATATCTGAATAGTGATGTGATTTGGGATAAATATTGGGGGTGGTCAGAAAACCCACCCCATACTCCCGAAGAATTTCACGAACAACAGTTTCAAGAACTGATAGACCGGATTAATCGCAAGCCATTCGATAGCGAAGCGGCAGACAAGGGAACAGCCTTTAATGAGGTTATTGACTGTATGATTGAAAATCGGAAATCCGAAACTGTGCAGGTTGAAAAGGTATATAAGGTAATACGCGAAGGAGCTTGTGACGAAACAGGTAAACCTTTGTATTACGATGAGGTTCAAACCAACGAGGTTATAGGTTTGAAAGCTACCTATAATAATCGTATTTTTACTTTCCCAATCTCACTTTGTCGAGAGTTTGCCAATTACTACAAAGGCGCATTAACCCAACAAAGAGTAGAAGCGATTCTTCCAACCGCATACGGCAATGTTTTGGTTTATGGGGTAATTGACGAACTGATGCCAGCCAGCGTCCACGACATCAAAACAACCGGAAGCTATACCGTAGGGAAATTCAAAGACCATCATCAGCACCTTGTTTATCCTTTCGCACTTATGCAGAACGGTTCAGATGTACGAACGTTTGAGTACAACATCGTAGAGTTCAATAAAGGCGGTTATGTGGTAGATACCTATACAGAAACTTATGTGTTCAATCCGGAACGTGATATACCGATTCTTACCAACCATTGTGAAGAGTTTATCCGGTTTTTGGAAGAGAACAGAGAATTAATCACCGATAAAAAGATTTTTGGAGGAGAAAATTAATGGCAAACCAAATAACCGGACGGATAATCGAAATCGGTCAAACCGTTCAAATTCCATCGAAAAGTGGTGGTTCCCCGTTTACCAAACGGGAATTTATCTTAGATGCTACCACTTACGACCCTTATACAGGTGAGCGTAGCGAATATGAGAACATTCTTCCGCTGGAGTTTTCAGGTGATAAGTGTGCAGAACTTGATCGTTATAAAAATGGTGATGTTGTTACTGTATCATTTGTCTTACAGGGGCGTTCATGGACGAATCAGGATGGAGAATTTAAACGTATGGCGTCTATTCGATGCTATAAAATAGAAGGACGTAGCGGTGTATCGCAATCCTCACAGACTGCATCGGTACAACAGCCGGCACCACAGCCGACTTATCAACAACCGCAAAATTTTCCTCCACCAGTTGATGCAAATGGTAATGCAAAGGACGATTTACCTTTTTAGCGTATGTTGTTCGACTTGAAAAATGAATATCAGATACCCAAATTTAAGGAGTATGTGAACAAGCTGTTTAGTGAGCGTGCGGTAGTGGAAGTGAAAAAGAAACTTCCCAACCGTACGCTCGCCCAAAACTCTTACCTGCATCTACTTTTAGGGTATTTCGGTAGTGAATACGGTTGCAGTCTGGACGAAGTTAAAGTTGATTTTTATAAGAGGACTTGCAATCGTGATTTGTTTGAACGCAAGACAGTCAACAAAAAAGGGAATGAAGTAACCTACTTGCGCAGTTCTGCCGAACTGACAACGGGTGAAATGACACTTTCGATTGACCGTTTTCGTAATTGGAGCGCAACGCAGGCGGGTATTTATTTGCCCGCTGCTAATGAACATCAGATGCTGATATATGCACAGCAGGAAATACAAAGAAATCAAGAATTTATTTAGTCATGATAGAAACAAGAAAAACAGAAATCCGGTATGTGACGTCTGACCCGAAGAAGATGCTTAACATGTACCTTGCAAAACGTGTCCTCAAAACATGGGAGGAATCTTTCATTGATGAAGATACCGGTGAAACAGTCAACATAGAACGGCATGAAGTCCTCTTTGAGCGTGGCACGCTGATAGACCAAGACTTATTAGCAAAAATCCGTTTCAGTATGGAAGCTGATGGTATCAAGGAAGTGGAAGTTAGCAACCAGAATCGTTTGGCGTTCGAGAATGAGAACAAGTTTTTATATCCATACATCGCACAAGCACAGATAAGCGACAAGAAGTATAAGTTCTTGTTGTATGCCACTGGGCTGGAGAATGCTTGCCTTATTTTGAAAGACTACATCGAACTCAATTACCAGTTCGGGTTCACCCTGACGATGGCAAAGGAATTCGATTCCTGCGTGATTCTTACCGACAACTTGAAAGAACGCAAGGTAGACGATGCTTCGCTTGCCTATCTCAAAAATGAAATCACGATGGCAGAATACGTTGACAAGATGGACGATGAGACTGAAGATAGTAACGAAGAATCTAAGCCGAATGAAAAGAAATTCTACCAGATTGAGACGAAAATCACCTTCACGGACGGGGAGAATGAAGACGAAAGGGTTCAGACTTTTGTCGTGAACACCTTCAACGTTGATAGGGCGATGATGCTTATCACTCACTACCTCAAAAATAAAGAGGAGGAATGCGAGAAGCAAGCCAAAGAAAAGGGGCATGAGTTCAATAAAAGAGAAATTCACACGGCTATTGAATCAGCCAAACCGATTCCAGTTGGGCGGTTTATTTCGAAAGAGTTTTCTATGGCTTATTTGGATTGAGTTATTCCTATACAGACGTAGTGAATATTCTGTATAGGAGCAATCTTGTATCAATGAACGCACCACTTTCGGAAATTTGAGATCGTTATGGGAGCGACCGATATATGAAAGAAAGTAGTAGATTGAGAGAGTATGGTAGAAACCCATATAAGTCCAAAGGGTATCAATCGAGGTGGATTACCACAAAATCATGTGGAAGTTGACTGTGTTACATGGCGGTTCATGATGTTGACAGCTCGGAAAGACGGGCAAACATGGCGGAGGTATTCTCAGTGGTAAAGAGAGCCTAAAGAAAGCGTACGAAGTGCTTTAGGTATTACAAGTTGTAATTGCTTGGGTTCGACTCCCAAACTGCCGCACAAACTTGTGTTGGAAAGGGAACATGAAAGTATTCAGTTGCAAATGGATATTTCTGTAATGCGCATACAGATAGTGTTCCCGATGGAATAATGTGAGCCACACATAAATGGCATGGGTTAGTGAATAATGGTTTCGCCCCGGAGAATACGCTTCGGGGCTTTTAATTCAAGAATTATGGAAAAGAAATTTACCGTTGTTGAAATCGTGGAAAATCTTATTGGTAAGATTAATCCTGTTGGTGAAACGAATGAAGACGAAATTCGTTTTGAAAACCTCAAATTGATGTGCGATTTGACAAATAGTCTGATCTCAAAAATAGATAATGTGTCTTATGAGAATAAAGACAGGCAAGAACATTCGATAAAAAGAGCCGCTGAGTATGCAGAAAGGTTTTTAACAGAACAGATAGGAATACAATAATATGCCATACTACATAAAAAGAACTAAGTCCAAGAAGAAAGACAAGCCTTTGCCCTTGTTTGATAAGGCAGGGGTGATAATAAAGAAGAAGCCGGATTTAAAAGCTAAACTCGACAAAGAGTTTTCCCTTTTTATCCGGCTTCGTGATTGTATGCCAAACGGATATTTCCGCTGTATCTCATGCGGGCAGATAAAGCCTTTCGAGCAGGCAGACTGTGGGCACTATTTCAGTCGTACACATTTGGCCACACGTTTCGATGAGAATAATTGCCATGCTGAATGCCGACACTGCAACAGATTCAAAGCGGACCATTTGGAAGGGTATCGGGTGAATCTGATAACTAAAATCGGACAACAGAAATTTGATTTACTAAAAGTGAAAGCTGCCGGTACTTCTAAGATGTCTGATTTCGAGTATGGGCAGCTAATCAAGTATTACAAGGCACTTAATAAGAAGTTACGAAAGGAGAAAGGATTATGAGTTATGTTTTGCGAGATTATCAACAGAAAGCCTCTAATGCAGCCGTTTCTTTCTTCAACAACAAAGCCAAGAAAACGAATGCTATCATGGTCTTGCCTACGGGTTCGGGAAAGAGCCTTATCATAGCGGATATAGCTGCAAGGCTTGACGGACATACCTTAGTGTTCCAGCCGAGTAAAGAAATTTTGGAGCAAAATTTCAAGAAACTGTGCTCATATGGTATTCTTGATTGTAGCATCTATTCGGCTTCTTTCAACTCAAAGGAGATAAGCCGTATCACATTCGCCACCATAGGTAGCGTGAAGAATCATCCCGAATTATTTACCCACTTTAAAAACATAATTGTGGATGAGTGCCATTTGGTAAACCCTAAAGAGGGAATGTACAAGGATTTCTTTGAAGCTGTAAAATGCAAGGTTCTTGGATTAACGGCCACACCTTACCGGCTTTCATCCAGCCGTGACTTCGGTTCTATGTTGAAGTTTATCACCCGTACAAAGCCCCATGTCTTTTCAGAGGTCATTTACCATGTACAGGTATCAACTCTTTTAGATATGGGATATTTGGCGAGGTTGAATTACTACCCTATGAATCCTTCAGGGTGGAACGAACTCAACCTGAAAGTGAACACCACCGGCGCCGACTACACAGATCGGTCCGTCCAGCGAGAATATGAACGGATAGACTTTTACGGTTATCTCGTTCATATTGTTCAAAGGCTGATGAATCCCAAAGCTGGAGGAAAACGAAAAGGCATTTTAGTATTTACTCGATTCTTGAAAGAGGCTGAACGGTTAACGATGTCAATACCTGGTTGCGCTATTGTATCCGGTGAAACTCCAAAAGTCACGCGTGAAATGATTCTCAAGCATTTCAAGACAGGAGAAATACCAGTAGTAGCTAATGTCGGAGTATTGACTACTGGTTTTGACTATCCTGAACTTGATACAGTAGTAATGGCACGCCCTACGATGTCACTTGCTATGTGGTATCAAATTGTAGGTCGGGCTATCCGCCCGCATCCTTCCAAGGAATGTGGCTGGATCGTGGATTTATGTGGTAACATCAAACGTTTCGGAGAGGTGTCGGACTTACGGTTATTTGATAATGGAAATGGTAAATGGGCTGTTTTCTCCAAGGACAGGCAATTAACTAACGTGAGATTTTAATATGAAAAGTATAAAAGAGGTAATCAAGGATATTGAGCATATCCCGAAATGTCCGAGAAGTGGAGAAAATTATAGATAAAGTAAATCCAAGAATAGAGTTTGAAATACTGCCAACATGATGAGCAACGAAAAAAGGTCAAGTTTTGTGTTTTATGAAAGCTGGTTGGAAGCAATCAAGAATTTGTCGAGAGATATTCAGGGAGATGTACTCACAGCCATAATTGAGTATGGCTTATACGGAGAAACAACTGATAATCTAAAGCCGATTACGAAAGCTATGCTGGAAATAATAAAACCTCAAATAGACTCTAATAGAAAAAGGTTTGAAAATGGAAAAAAGGGAGCTGAATATGGACATCTTGGTGGAAGACCTAAAAAAAATAACCCCAAGGAAACCCCAACAAAACCCCTAAATAACCCCAAAGAAACCCCTATAATGTTATATGATAATGTATCTGATAAATCAGATATAGATAAAACATCTACTAACGTAGATGCAAAAGAGGAAGAGAATAAAGATTCTCCAACTGAAGCTAAAAATCCGCCAAAGAGTAAGAGGCGAACGCCTCTAACAAGTAGCAGAGATAAGCCTTTGGTATATCCTTTCACTTCAGAAGCATTTATGGCAGCATGGAATGATTTATGCGCTACTCCAAAATGGAAAAAGAAAATAAATCATGCCCTACAACTATCCTTAGACAAATTAGGAAAGTACGATGAGGAATTTGCTATCAAGCAAATTTATAGAGCCATTGAATCAGGATGGGCCGGTGTCGTGTTTGATAGTACACCGCGTGAATATGAGCAATGGAAGAGAGAAAAGAACGGTATTTGCGTTAAATCTACTACCGATATTGGCTTGGTTCTTAAAGACAATTCCCCTGATAAATACAATTCGCCACAAGAAAGAAAATGGGAGGCAAGATGGAAAAAATAGACTTCAAGAAAACAATCGACAGTCTCAGAGAAACAGGGTTTAACCCTATTCCCAACCTGGTGAATATAGCAATACCAGACGCTAAGAATATTCTTTGGCGCGGGTTGAATTATTTCACCGAAAATGCTGAATGGTTACCAGAATACGAAGAAATAGCCACATGGCTTTCTGGTAACAATGGGCGTGGGCTTCTCTGTCATGGTAACTGTGGACGCGGGAAATCTCTTATCTGTTGGAAAATTATTCCTTTGCTACTGAATCATTACTGCCGAAAGATAGTCTCCTGTTACGATGCGCAGCAAATGAATGCTAATATAGATGCCGTGAAAGCTAAACATATCATCTATATCGACGATATTGGAACGGAGAATCTGAGCGTAAAATTCGGAGAGAGAAGGCTTGCTTTTTGTGAAATAGTTGATGAAGCAGAAAAGCGGGGAAAACTCTTGATATTGACTACTAATTTATCTCTTGAGGAAATCTCTCAAAAATACGGGGAACGGACAATGGACAGATTGGTTGCGATTACAACACGAGTCAAATTTATTGGAGAAAGTCTAAGAAAATGAAAGTAACAATCTACTGGGACACCAAACATCTTGATCCCAAAGACATTCCAAGAATTAAGAAGAAAATCAGAGACAGGTTTAACATTCCCGATTACACCACAGTAAACGGAGAAACTCCCTGTAACATCAAGGATGAGGATATGGAGCTTCTCAGGGAATGTGCTAAGCGTGGATTTCTTCAGATCAGAAATAAATAGTTCTAAAAAGTACAATATGAAAACAATATCAATAGATGTGGATGCGACAAGCGTTCAGATAGAGACAAGTATGGCTGGAAATGGATATGTCAGAGTAACAGCAGAAGTCGATGAAAGAGATTCTACTAAATTACTGGATTCCATATCCAAAGACGATATATCAGATTATATGCGTGGGAATGGTTATATCTGTGAAATTGAATAATTTAAATTAATATAACATGAAACAAATTATAGCAAGATTGGTAGAAACTACCAAACACCAAAGATTTTATGAGTTATCAGAACCGATTTACAAGGGTCGGAGATTTAGAAGTGATGTTGATATTGTAGCAGAACTTCAAGAATGTAAAGAGAAGCGGATGAAGCCTGAGTGTAAACATCTTCTCCGCACAGATGGATGTCATGTCGTATGCATATCAGATGCACGTACCCACATTGAAAGACTTGTATTTGCAGCAGAAAAATTTCCGAGTGGATATGGTCGAACTTCTGTCCAAATTGATGGTTGCCATACAATGATGATACACGGCGGTGATAGTGATAGAATTTATGCCGATGAAGTCTATTTGCGCCACTTAGGTATGATTAATTGTGTACAAATAATATTATATACCAGATAGAAATGAAAGCAATAACAATCAAACAGCCGTGGGCATCTCTCATAGTCCACGGTATCAAGGACATTGAGAACCGGAGTTGGCAAACCAATTTTCGTGGGCGTGTTCTCATTCATGCCGCTGGTTCTCATGGTAGGAAATTTAGCGTTAATTTGACTGATGCACAGACAAGAGCAGCATTTACTACGATAGCCAAAGAAACTATGTTTGGAAATATGCCTTTTGGCTCTATCATCGGCAGCGTAGAAATAGTAGGCTGTGTTATCAATCATCCTTCTATCTGGGCAGAGAAAGGAGTCTATAACTGGATACTAGCTAATCCCATCCTGTTTAATAAGCCCATCGAGAACGTGAAAGGAAAGCTTTCTTTCTGGGAGTATTCAGGTATCAATGAGGTTAAGATTGAATGTCCGGAATGTGGCAGCATAGAGATAGCTATTGAGGACTACACTACGGCTCCATTCCCTACATTCCTGCATAGCTGTAACAAGTGTGGATACGTGATTATGGAAAGTGAATGGGATATAAGCAAGTCTTAAGATATTGTCGACAGATACTGAGAAAGTAACTTATTATTAATACCCGATATTGGAAAGTTACCTTTTCCAATTAGAGAACATACTATCTATCCAGCGCACTACGTATACAATAATAACACCGGCTACAACCATGGCGAAAATACGAGCTAACATAATCAATTGTATTAAAGGTAACTTATTAAATAGTGCACAAAGATAGATAAAAAGACGAATATCTATAGAGACTATTTCTTGAGATTAATTTGTTGAAGTGATACTAAACAAAAAAAGGCTATCTATCCCAGACAGCCAATCTTTTGTTAACCTTAATCTAATACTATGAAAAACACATTGCAAAGGTACGGATTTACAGGAATTATGCAAATTATCAGCCTTTGTTCAGCCATCTTATAACATGGTTTAGCAGGCAAATATATATGTTAACTGTTAACATTGTAAATGTGTAAAATTAACTAATGAGCGATGAAGATAGATAAGAATGTTTGGACTGATGCAAAATGCGCAGCCTTTAGGGTAGAGTTCCTTACCAGTCGTGAGGAACTCTTTTTATATGCGAAAGCTATTTATTCCGCTATTATGTGGAGTAGGGAAGTGAATGAAAAGAATAGGATTATTATGAAAAAGAATAAATCTGTAAAATAAGAAAGGAGAACCAAGCGCACGACCACTCAATCCTCCCTCACACGATTATAGTGCAAATATACTATTTACTTTTAAAATAATTGTGTTATGGTGAAGGAATTTTCAGCGATATCGGAGTTAAAATATATTAGAGAGCAGAAATCAAGATTATCGGAAAGAGAACAAGAGTTAACCAAACCTATTTTGTTAGATCTAAGTATTATTCCTACAATATTCAAATGGTACTGTGAAATTGTGGGGAATTGCGGATTACCTGAGAGAAGAGCCGGTTCCAGCTTCCGGCAGAAATTCATCTTTATAATTCTTTTCCTTTATTCCCCAAGTGCATTAGCAGGTGGAAAGATTGCCAGAGGGGTACGTGATATACTTGCCGGCATATTGGGATTTAAAGCCCCTACAGGAATTTCTAACCTTTACGTTAATGTCACGTTTAACTATAACAATTATAAGGATTATCGTGCGGATATAGATTATCTTTACACAGAAATCGTAAATCGGTTAAAATTCAAAGGGCTAATCAATTGAAGGTGCTACCATAGCACGAAAAAGAAAGCCGGGGTTAGTGCTCCGGCTTTCTTTCTTTACAAGTTTTGAGATAGTCGGCTATCTGTTGCAATCTGTCTGCATCTTCCTGTTTGAAAATGAATTCATCAAAATCACCGTAGATACTCCGATGACCAAATATGTATTTTATGGCTTTCCATATCCGTTTAAATATGTTTCTTTCCGGTTTTAGATGCACGCTGCAATATACTTCCCTGTCTTCTTCATCCGCGAAATATGACATTATCAATTGGTGTTCTACGCTGTTACAAGCGCAGATGAATAGTTCTTGTTTATCCATTATAATATGGGCTTGACGATTTCTATTTTAAGTCCCAGTGCATCAATGATGCGAAAGAATAAACCAACTCCCGGTTCTATAACTCCTTTTTCGATCCTTGATATATAAGTTTTATTAGTACCGACCTTTTCCGCAAGTTCAGATTGTGTCATTTTTTCTTGTTTACGTGCGTCACTAATCATTTGCCCCACACAATAAGCGTATGCCTCTTTGCGAAACTCCTCCCTTTCAGGTGAGCCAACTTTGCCGTATAATTTGTCTAATACGGCATCCATACTTCCAATTTTAGGATTTGCTTGCATAATATTCATTTTTAAGTTTTAAAGCCTTATTAATTTCACTTTCAGGTGTCTTCTGGGTCTTCTTTTGAAAACCGTTAAACAGCATTACGATGTTCCCATCATCAAAGATAAAGAAAGCACGATAAATATTTCCGTTATGGCTTGCTCTTAATTCATATACACCCTCGCGTATGAATTTCACGAAGTTTTTATTCAGCCGCTCTTGCGTCTTGAGCATATCAAGCACATAAGATACTTTTTTCTTTGCTCCATCCTCTAATGACATGAAGAAGTCTATAAAGTAACTCTCATAATATAATATCTCTCTTTCTTTTTTCATGATGCAAATATAACAAAAGTTTACATATATAACAACTTTAATTGGCTTTATCTTTGATTCCAGCTACAATTTGTTCCAGTTCTTCTATGGTACTGGCTTTATAGAAGTCTCCTTTGTGTTGGATGAGGGCGGTTAGTTCACCTTCTCCTGTGACTTCTACTGGTGAAACAAATAGTTGCCATATCGGAACATTCAGCGCATTGGAAATCTTTTCAAGTGTTGGGTATGATGGCGATACTATCATTCGTGAAAGGCTCTCACGTGCGATTCCTAATTTACCTGCAAGGCTTGTTATAGTGAAGCCCTGTTCTTTAATTACTTCTTTGATTCTATTCATAATTAGTTTTTTCTTTTTGCAAAGATACGTTTATTGTGTATGTGTGATATATATATATCACTAAATAATGTTAATTAATATCACTTATTGTTTTGTTGTGTGATGTGTATACCTTACATTTGCATCATCAGAAACGAAGTAATAACAATTAAAAGATATACGATTATGGCAACATCAGTGATTAAACAAAGAACAATAGAGAAGTTCATCATGTCAGAGTTTGTGCAAGGTAACTTAGATACAGAAGAACAAGTAAGCTGTATGCTTCTTCTGATTCAAAAGAAACTAGGTATGTCAGTAGAACAAGCAAGTGACTTTATGAGAAACGCAATTGGTATTAATGCTTAAATATACAATCATGGCAACAAAGAAGATTGATGAAAAGAAAACATTGAAGTATGCAGTAGCATTCTACTTCTGTACATCAGGCAAGATAAACTTTATGTTAGGCAATAAAATGTATCAGCATATAAATACTATATATGACCAAAGAGAAGATGGTAGAGGTTTCAATACTTGTGAGATCGTTTATAATTACAGGGCTCAAAAGTATGAGGTTCTGAATGTAGATACAGAGATAGGCAACAAAGAGATTACGATATTATAAGTTTAATTGGTGGGGCTAATAACCCCACCACAAAGATATAGAGCAATGATTACAGTAGTTTTTTACACATGGTCAGAAGAAGTTAAAGGCAACGGTTTTGCAGAAAGTGAAACACGTCACGAGATAGCAACAGGTAAGACAACCATTGAAGAAGCATTTGAAGTAGCAGTTTCTAATGGTGCTAATCCTCTTGATACAATTCAATACAAATTCTAAGGTTTAACCAGCAGGGCGAAAGCCCTGTGCAATATAGAAGATTATGAACGTAAATGAAGTTATAGTAGGTTTGAGATATAGAGTATCAGGTGATTTATCTAATGGTCGTCATGCAGATGGTACGCCATGTATATCGCACGATGATGTAGTAAGAGTAATAAAGCGAATTACAGATACACACGTGATTTTAGAATGTGGACGTAGTTTTATCATTAATGACAATCTCAAAATAGAGAAGTTCTAAGTTTAATCCGGTAACCTTCGGGCTACCACAATATACACGATTATGAAAGCGGATTTAGTTTTAATTGTCAGTCACGAAGCCCCACTAATGAAACAACTGGGCAAGGTGTTGGGCAAACTATGTACCATGTACGACTTTACCACAATTGACAAGAACGAAAAGTACATCACCATACAGCACGATGAAACTGGTCTTGTAGTGGCTTATACGAGTGAAGAAAGATTGGATGTGAAACTTTAAGAACCAATAACGATGAGTGATTTATTAGAAGAAATCAAAGAAGCGAGAAATAACTTGGATAAACTTGAACGTCAGTATGTCAGAGAAACAGAACCGTGTCACAATACGAAATGTAGCTTTTATCGAGAAACGAGTAGTTTAAATTGCTGTTGGACTACTTTGGTAGAAGATTGTAAAGATTATCCAGGTGAAAAAGGTTGAATGTAAAACTTAGAAGATTACTTATGAACTCAATAAACGTAAACGGTTGCAGCGTATGCCAGCCCGGTAAAGAGAATTACACTACCTACACAACGAAGTTAGGCAGAAAGAGAGTGAGAATGTACCAATACGACTATCGTACAGAAGACGGTGAGTTATTTTCTTGTTGTGCGCCTACCTTAGAGGTGTGCAGAGAAAGACGGGATAAATGGCTGAAAAAGACTTTGTGACTTAAGACAGATTGTCACATATAACAATTGAAGATATTTCGTTATCTTTGGTTGTGGTAGTACTTTTGGGGTACTATCGCGGAATGGAGCAGTTGGTTAGCTTATCGCTTTGACTTGGCGAGGGTCACAGGTTCGAGTCCTGTTTCCGCAACTATGATTATTAACTTTAAAAATTGACACGATTATGAACATTCTTACATTAAGTATCAAACAGAAGTATTTGGATGAAATATTGGCAGGTACTAAGACCCACGAATATCGTGAAATCAGACCTACCAACGCAAAGAAATATATCACCTATCTTTGTGGCGGTAAAGAGTACAAGGCTGATGAAGAACTGCCCGAAGAAGGCGAAATCGAATTGAAGCCCATCAAGTACGATGCCATCAAACTTCTTACAGGTACTTATACAGGCAAACGCCCTTATATCATCGTAGAAGTAAAGAACGCAGAAGCGGCTATTCTCACCGATGAAAACGGCAACGATATTGTTTACGAACATCAAGGTGAAGAATATTTAGCTGCCCAAATGGACTATACTTTAGGCAAGGTATTAGAGAAATATATAGATTGATTGTTTAATTAAAAATGATTTGCTGAGTCAGAAGAAGGATTAATAAAGTAGCCGGACCACGTCGGAATATGAATGGTGCTGGCGCAGGTGGTAGATTAGTTGCCAATCGTAGGGGTACGGCAAGTGCCACGCAGTTAGGGTCACGTAGACAGCGTTATAGTGATCTTCGTATTTCATTTGGATTGTCGGGTGGTTAACCATGAACAAGGTAGAGCTAGCGAACCGGTATATAGACCTCATTCGGGTAAAATCGAATGAGGCTTTACTGTTTTTATCACTCGGTAAAGATTCGCTTGTTCTGCTTGATTTTATCTATCCAAAGTTTGATCGGATTGTTTGTGTATTCATGTATTTCGTTAAGGATTTAGAGCACATAAACCGCTGGATAAACTGGACTAAAGCCAAATATCCAAAGATTGAGTTTGTACAAGTGCCTCATTGGAATCTTACCTACATTCTTAGAGGTGGCATGTACTGCGTACCTAATCCGAAAGTAAAGTTACTGAAACTTGCTGATGTGGTAAAAGCTATGCAGCTTACTCATGGTGTTTATTACACATTCTTGGGTATGAAAAAGGCTGATGGAATGAATAGGCGTTTGATGCTGAAAGGCTATGAGGCAAACAGTTACGAGAATAACGGTATGATTTATCCTTTGGCTGACTGGACACAGAAAGATATTCTCGCTTATATGCGGCAACATAATTTGCCTGAACCGATTAGATATTCGTTGAAAGCAAGTTCAGGAGTTGGCTTCAACCTCGATTGTATGCTTTGGATGGAGAAGAATTACCCACAGGACTTACAGAGAATTTATAGAGTGTTTCCAATGGCTGAAAGAGTGCTTTGGGAGTATTATAATAAACAAAATTGATAGGAGAATAGCTGAGTCAGAAACAGAAGAAGGGGAAAGATGAAAAGTGCTGCCGATATTGGAGTACAAACAAATCGTTTGGCTCGTGCGGCAGAAGGGAATCCTGCAAGACAAGCAAGAATTAATAGTATTGGCGGTGCCATGTATCGTAATTTGAGCAGGTTGAACACTGCAAATAACCGGAGTGTGTTTCAACAGTATTCAAGAGCTGTACGTCAAGGTAGAGGATTGGGCTTAAGTAATGGTTAATATGGAATTATCAAAATATATCAAAAGTGAATCGGTGGAACTTAACCGTTCTACCATCCATTTTGCAGATTATAATCCCCGGAAACTTTCGAATGAATCTCGCAAAACATTAAAGCGTGGTATCAAGAAGTTTGGGTTAGTCGGGGGAATAGTCGTAAACAAGCGTACGGGGCTGACCGTGGTTAGCGGACACCAGCGTTTATCTGTCATGGATGAATTACAGAAGTTTCCCGACAATGACTACCGTATTCGTGTCGATGTCATTGATGTGAATGAAAAGCAGGAAAAGGAGTTGAATATTCTAATGAACAACCCGAATGCACAAGGTATGTGGGATTTTGACGCACTTGCCCGCATAGTTCCTGATATTGACTGGAAAGATGCAGGTCTGACCGATGCAGACTTAAACATGATTGGTGTTGACTACCTTCTACAAACAGAAGAAGAAAACTCCATCGCAGACGCTCTGTCTAACATGATGGAACCAGTAATCGAACAGAAAGAAGCCAATAAGGCCGCTAAGCAGTTGGAACGTGCTGAGAAGGTTGCCCACATGAAAGAAGTCAAGCAACAGGTAAAAGAGAACGCACAGAAAACAGCCGAGGATATGGATGCTTATGTGATATTATCCTTTGATACCTATGAAGCTAAAGCCGCTTTCTGTGAGAGATTCGGTTATGATCCGGATATGAAATTCATAAAAGGAGAAGTGTTTGATGAACAAGTAGAACGGGTAGATTGATATGAGCAATAGTGAATCTCAAAACCAAAAAGGTCGTGGAGGAAGAAAGCCTAAGTTTGACTATACAAGTGAGGACTTTCTTTCTCTTGTAGAGTCGTATGCCAAAAAGGGATTCACTGATAAGGAAATTGCTCATGCCGTTGGGTTATGTCCTCAAACTTTTTGTGAGAAGAAAGGTGAGTACCCCGAATTGAACGAAGTATTATCGCGTGCGCGTTGTGCTATAAACGCTCTTGTACGTGCTAAGTTCCTTGCTATGGCTCTTGGTGGTATTAAGACTAAGAACACCACTATCAGAAAAATTAAGGACAGAGAGGGCAACCTGACGGGCGAGGAAGAAGTTCAAATCGTAGAAGGTGAACTGGCTCCAAATTTACAAGCGCAGTCTGTTTGGTTATATCATTACGATGAAGACTGGAGAAAAGTTGAACGCAAGCAGGATGAAGATGCCGACATCCCAACCGACATAGATCATGGTATTAGTATTGATTCCTGGATTAAAGACAAACTGAAATGATCGAACCCCAAGAAATATATCATCCGTTGTATGAGGATAAGGAGAAATTTATAATTCTTATCACCGGTGGACGTGGTTCGGGAAAGTCTTTCAACGCTTCCACCTTTATAGAGCGTCTGACTTTTGAAATGACCCCGGTAGAGAAGATTGTGCATCAGATTCTCTATACCCGTTACACGATGGTTTCCGCCGGTATGTCTATCATCCCGGAAATGATGGAGAAGATAGACCTTGACGGAACTACAAAATATTTCAAGACCACCAAGACGGATATAGTCAACAAAATGACTAAGAGTCGTATCATGTTTCGGGGTATCAAAACATCTTCGGGGAATCAGACGGCGAAACTGAAATCCATTCAGGGTATAACGACTTTCGTCTGTGATGAAGCGGAAGAGTGGACGAATGAAGAAGAGTTCGACAAAATTATGCTCTCCATTCGTAAGAAGGGCATTCAGAATCGGATCATAATCATAATGAACCCTTGTGACTCTAATCACTTCATCTATAAGAAATACATAGAGAATACTCACAAACTGGTAGAGATTGATGGTGTGCAGGTACAGATTTCCACACACCCGAATGTACTTCATATCCATACTACCTATCTGGATAACTTGGAAAACCTTTCACCTGAGTTTTTGAAAGAAGTCGAGGATATGAAGGTGAGCAACCCCGAAAAGTATGCTCATGTGGTTATTGGTCGTTGGGCTGATGTGGCGGAAGGTGCCGTATTCAAGAAGTGGGGTATTGTGAAAGAGTTCCCATCATGGGCTAAAAAAGTGGCCAATGGTCTTGACTTTGGGTTTACTCATGATCCATCGGCTATTATTCGCTGTGGAATTGTGGATAATGACTTGTATCTTGATGAGGTATGCTATAAAACGGGCATGCTTTCTTCTGACTTGATAAAGGAGCTAAGAAAGCACGATTTGTTTGTATATGCAGAAAGTGCTGACCCTCGTTTAATTCAGGAAATAGCCAATGGTGGTATTGTTATATATCCTGTACAGAAGGGTGCCGGTTCTATTGTTGCAGGTATTGACAAGATAAAGGACTTCGATAATATATTTATTACCAAAAGGTCATATAATCTAATAAAGGAAGCGAGAAATTATGTATGGGCTAAAGATAAAAATGGAAACTATATCAATGAGCCGGAGGACCATGATAATCATGGATGGGATGCTGTTCGGTATTATGTGAATGGAAAGATTTTAGGGAATATTATAGCTCCTCAGAACTATTCTAAGTCAGATTTAGGAATTTATTAAAATATGAGATTATGAACAACTACTTGCAGCAGATAATGACTTACTTCCGCAATCTTGCATTAAATTCGGTAGGTGCAGAACGTGATTTGTATCAACTCATTCAGGATGGCGATATTGATACTGCTATTGATATGATGCAGAACCGTGACGATGAAGTGGATAACGCCATTAAGGAATATAATCCTCAGACGCATGATGTTATGTTCAGGCCGAATAAATACAGGAAAAACTCTAATGATTACATAACAGAGAAGCTTCCACGATCCCGGCAGAGATATATCAATGAGGTGGAGTTGTTTTTTCTTTTGGGAAATCCTATTAGATGGAAGAAAGAAAATGGTTCGGATGATGTTTTCGCTCTATTTAAGGACTTTATAAAGAACAATCGGTTCGATTCCACCATGAGACAAGCTAAAAGGCTTGCCGGCGCTGAAACAGAGTCGGCTAAGATTTATCACTTGTATAGAGATGATAGGACAGGTGAGCGGCAGGTAAGAAGTCGGGTCTTGGCACGTTCCAATGGATATAAACTTCGACCACTGTTTGACCAGTACGGAAATATGACTGCATTTGCTTATGGGTACAAGTTGAAAGAGAGTGGGAGGACAGTCCAACATTGGGATATTCAAACTCCGGATGTACTTTTTTTCTGTCGAAAAGGAAATATAGGGTATGAAGTGGAATCTTATCCGAACCCTACAGGAAAGATTAATGTACTGTATTACAACCAACCTAAAGCGTGGGACGGAGCGGAACCGAGATTAAAGCGTGAAGAGATTTTGGATTCAAAGGTAGGAGATACCAACAATTACTTTGCAGACCCCATAGCAGTTGCTTCCGCTGATGTTATTCAACTGATGGCGGATCCTAATAAACCAGGTAAACTAATCCAGTGTCAGGGAGCTAATTCAAAGTTTGAATATGTCAATCCTCCGCAATCATCGGAGACAAGAGAGGCTGAAAAACAAGATTTGAATGATTCTATTTTGTTTGATACATTCACTCCAGATTTCTCTTTCGATAAGATAAAGGGAATGGGTACTCTCTCTGGAGATGCAATCAAGAATGCCATGATTTTGGGGTATATTAAGAGAGATAATCGAAAGGAATCCTATGAGGAGCTTGTGGACCGTGAGAAGAACTTGATCATTAGTATTCTAAAATATCTCCATCCAGATAAAGTTGCTGAACTGGATAAACTGGAAATTTCTTTTGAATTTTCGGAACCGTTCACTGAGGACAAACAAAAAACGTGGTCAGCTATCGGCAAGTTATATGCTGATGGGATTGTATCATTGGAACAAGCTGTTCAGATGCTGGCATTGACTGATGCGCCAGAAGAGGAGGTTGAAAGAATAAGAAATACTGGACAAGTTTTTGTTGAATCGGAAAAATAGGCTATCTTTTGAGGTGGCTGGTAGAAAAAATACGGGGTTTATAATTTTAGTATAAGAAAAATAGAATATTTTGCGGTGATTCTTCGGAGTTACCGTTTTTTTATCTTTAATTGAATTTTTTCTCTGTATTATTTTGTTTTGTAACTAAGTTTAGTTACATTTGCGGTAAAGAATAAACAGATATGGGTACTAAAGAAAAGTTGATAGACCGTTTTTGCAAACTACCTAAAGACTTCACTTATGAAGAAACTTTGAAGTTGCTTTCTGCCTTTGGATATAGTGAACATAATAAAGGTGCGACATCTGGTTCTCGTGTAAGATTTAAAAATGAACAAACGGGACAGTATATTGATATACATAAGCCGCATCCGGGTAGTATCATGAAAGCATGGATGATGAAAGCGATATATCAGCATTTAAAAAGTAACGGTTTAATTAAATAAAAGAATTGAATATGGACTACTTGGAATACAAAGGATATAAAGGTTCAGTTGAGTACAGCAAAGCTGATAACTGCCTATTTGGAAAGGTGCTTGGAATGAGTAAGGATTTGATTCTTTATGAAGGAAACACCATTGATGAACTTCGTGCTGATTTTGAAGCCGGAATAGAAAGCTATCTTGCAGGTTGTTTGGCTGATGGAGTGGAACCGCGTAAACCATATAGTGGTACATTGAATATCCGTATTTCGCCGGAGATTCATAGTCGGATTGCTTCACTTGCACAAGAAGCAGGAACAACTATTAATGGTTATATAAAACAGGCATTGGAGAATCAACTTAAATTAGCACATTAATGATTGATGCTAGGGAATTGAAGATAGGGAATTATGTTTATCTACAGAGTAGTAAAACTCCCTGTCGCATAACCGAAATAGGATATAGTGAGATTGAATATCCGAGATATGAAGCAAGTGGAAGATCTTCGGAAGCAGTGTTTCGTACTTATGTCGATAATCTTAACCCTATTTTGCTTACAGCACAACTTCTCTTGAATTGTGGCTTTGTATATAATGCGATAGATGATTGTTTCGACAGATTAAATCTCAGGATTAGAATACTTGGAAATTCAATTTGTGCGTTTATTGGATTTGAAGTAGGTTTAGGGAAAGAATGGCATGACGCCAATATAGAAGTAAAATCACTTCATCAACTTCAAAATCTATACTTCGCTCTAACAGGAAAAGAGCTTGAGGTAGATATGTAAAGAATATCGGAGCAGAGTTACAATCTGCTACTTTATAAATTCAGAGCTTTTAAATTCAATGAAGCCGTGTTCCTTTATTGGTTCACGGTTTTTTTATGTCATTTTACGACAATCATTTCATTGTCGTGTATCAACTATCTAATTATTTCCCTTACATCTACTTACTTTTTACTTTTATACCGTATTTGTGACAATCGCTTTGATGTCATGAATAGGAGGCTTAAATATTTACTAATCATTTGTATTGTTGGTATTTTTACTTCCGCAATTTGAATTTTAAATTTAATAATTCATACGGTATGAAAGAAAAGATTTTCCAAAAGCTAAAACAAGAATTTTCCCATCTTGGGTTAGGTGATGTTATTTTACAGGCACATGCTGACAGTCTTGCGTCTATCGGTCTTGTTACTGACGAAAACATCGACACTGTTATTTCTGCACAAAAAGGATTCCTTGAGAACCTTCAGAAGACGAGTGACAAACGTGTCACTGATGCTGTTTTCAAAGCAAAGGCTGATGCTAAAAAAGAGCTTGAGACGGAAGAAGCAAGGAAGAAGGCCGAGGAAGAAACTAAAAAGCTGGAAGAACAGGCTAAACGGGAGAAAGAAAAGGATATGCCGGAATGGTACAAGGTGGAGAAAGCAGCCACTGAAAAAACAATCCTAGAGTTACTTCACACAAATAAGACCTTGTTGGATGGTTTGAATAGTATCAAGAAAGAGAATGAAACTTTCAAGGCTGAAAAAGCTGCTGCCGAACGGAGCAATCTGATCGTATCCAAAGCCAAAGAATTGGGCATACCACAGTGGCGAATTGAAGAAGGCTTCTCTATTGCATCCGATGCAAATGAGGAAGCAATCACTTCACATCTCACTACGGTAGCGAACAATGTCAAGGCACAATTACTACCGGGCAATAAGAATTCATTCCCTCTGTCTGACAATAAGCCTGACAAGGGAGAAGTGGATGCTATTGCCAAATCATTAGTTGGTTAATTAAAAAGAACGAGATGACAAAAGCTAATTTAAACAATGAAAGAGAGCAGGTAGTCTTCGGTGATGATTCAATCGTCATCCAGAAGTATATCTCCGGCATTAAAGGTGGCCGGACGCTTGATGTTACCGGTTTTACAGATAAGGCAATCAAGGCCGGTCATGTAATTATTCGTAAGGACAGTGACAGCACCTATAAGCCTATGCCTGTATCTGATAATGCCTATGCTGCATTACCGGAAGGGCATAGCTATGTAGGGGTGTTGTATCGCAGCATACGGACAGCAAAACCGTTTGCGTCAATTATGACGTGGGGAGAAGTGAACGATGTGGCAAAACCTTATGATATGGCTTCCATTCTGGATGCATTTAAGGTAGCTTGCCCTCATATTGATTTCATTAAAGACGAGGAGGCGTAGTAAATGGAAAAATCACTTTATCTAGAGTATGTTCAAAGATTCTTTCCTCAGTTGGTTCTTTCCATCGTTGAGAGATTGAACGAAAAGAGAGCTAACCAGCTTCCTTACATGTATAAGACGTTGCTTACACCGGATTTTTCAGCCGATGGGCGCTGGTCCAGTATTCTGGCCGAGTATAACCGTGTAGCAGCCGATGTCGTTTCTTTGGATTCTGAACTTCCGTTGAAGACTCGTGATTCAATAGAAACAGCTTCCGGTGAAATACCTAAACTTGGTATGAAACTGTACCTGACAGAAAAGCAGATGAAAGATATTGATGCCATGATTGCCCAGAGCTTACCTCTCAACCAAATCGTGAATAAGATTTTCAATGATCTTCCACGTTGTCTTGAAGGTGTATGGGAGCGTATTGAAGATATGTTCCTCTCTGAACTGTCGACTGGTATTGGTTTGAGTGAACGCAATAATGGAACCGGTGTTCGCCTCGATGTTGGTTATTATACGGCTAACAAATTTGGTGTGTCTGTTTTGTGGGATGATCCGGATACATCAACACCTCTTGACGATATGCAGAAGGTATTTGATAAAGCTCTGGAAGATCAGAATACGGTCACTGATATCTGGTTGGATGATGCAGCTTTGAAAGGACTTTATCAAAGTAAACAAGTCCGTGGTCAGTATGCTTTTGATAACAAGGTTACCGCTCAGGAAGGTGTTGGTGTCCCGACACTGGATTTTGACAAAGCGGCTCAGGTTGTAAAAAACAAATGGGATGTAACCCTCCATCGTGTTGCCCGTAAGATCAAGACGGAAATCAACGGTGTTAAGAAATCTCATTCTCCTTGGCAACAGGGTATGGTGGTATTCACTTGCGATGAAAAGCTTGGTTCTTTGGTATGGACGAATACTGCTGAGACAACACGTCGGGTTGCCGATGTTGAATACCAGGTGGCAGATGAATTCATTCTGTTGTCTAAGTACTCAAAGAACGACCCATTGAGGGAATTTACTTCTTCTCAGGCTATGGTTGTTCCTATCATCAACAATGTTGATAGAATTTATACATTGGATTCTAAAACGGTACAGGCATGAAAGTAAAGGTTACAAGTGTTTTCCGTGACAAATTCACTCATCAACTATATAGTGTTGGTGAAGTTGTTGAAATAGAAGACGAAGCCCGTGTGCGAGACTTGGAAAATCGCAAACTTGCTGAGTGTGTCGAAGAGGTGAAGGCTTTTGGAGAAAAGAAAGAGGTTAAAATCTCCCTTTTTGAAAAAGAGTTTGATAAAAAGGCTTTGGTTAATGCTTTGAAGTCCATTGGTGTACAGGCATCGGGCAACATGAAGGAGGAAACTCTTTTTAGCAAGGTTTCTGAACTTGATGAAGTATCAACTGCCAAACTGAAAGAAACATTAGGTATTGAGTAAAAGGATAGGGTAGTGTTTCTACCCTTCCATTGTTTAATTTTATAAATCAGAAAAGAAATGAAGAATTTTATTTTTACCATGTGTGTTTTTTTGATGATGTCTTTGGTTTCGTTGAGCGTGCAGGCATCAAGTGTGAAATTTCCCAAGTGTGAGTACGTGAATCCATCTGTTGATGTCGGTCTGCCGGACATCCAGTGTGTCACCTTTGAAGTTGATCCAGTGAATTGCTTTGTATTGACCGCACCGCAGCCCGTATTTATGATTGCGGATAGTCCGACTATGCAAAGTACCATGAATGTAGCTATGCAGGGAAAACAAATTATAGTCCCTAAATGTCCGTTCCGGTATGTCTATAAGTCGAAGTATTGCACGCATTATAGTTACACTGCATATAGCAAACTGATTACACCATACTAAGATGACGGTACTTGACTACATAAAACAGAGATTCTCCTACATCGGTGAAATATCCGATGCTGGAGCTTCTGATTTCGCTATTGATTTCGGGTTTGAGACAAAAGGAGAGGTGACGGATGAGGAAAAGAAGACTATTTCGAACTCTATCAGCGAGTTTTTGAATAAGAATATACTTCACCCTACATCTATTGGCGAAAGTGGTTTTTCGACCTCTTGGAGTGCTGATTCGATAAAGAACAGTTCTCTCCTGATGCTTAGAAAATATGGGATCACTCTGAATGATGAAACATCTGCTTTGGTGGGTTTGAGTACGATTAAGGATGCTTCTAATCTTTGGTAACTATGTATTACGCTCCACACATATTACAGATTAAGGTAACTACGCCATTTGAAATGGATGAGTTTGGGCGACCAATTCTTGGTACAGGTGGTGAAAGTTGGCAGGACGTATGCAAGTGTCGTTGTGATGATAACTCTACTAAAGAGTTTAAGTCTGTCAATGGAGAAGTATACCGTCCTAACTATCACGTAGTGTGTGAGAAGAGAATTACTATCAAGGCAGGTGATGAAGTCCGTTGCATGGATGGCGATAATTTGAGAGGGCAAGGCGAGGTTTACACGGTGAAGAGTACGAACTACTTTAACTACTCGGAGTTATGGATGTAGATTTTGATTTTTCAGATGTCGATTCCTTTTTCAATGAAGGAGAATGGGAAATCGAGAAGAAGATAATTGACGTGGGCGATGAAGCCGTGAAATACGCAGAGGAACACGGCAACTATCAAGACCACACGCTCACTTTGAGAATGTCCAATGATTACGATGTAGATAAAGACGGTTTGACGCTGAAAAACGAAGCGGAATACGCTTCATTCGTGGAATCCAAGGGGGTTGATGTTTTGAGTGGTGCCGCTCTATATGCGGAGAAACGATTAAAAGAAGAATTTGAATGATAGTAACTACCGATATAGGAAACATTCTCTATCGAGATTGCAAGGCTTTCGGAATAGAAGTTTACCAAAAGGGAAATATTCCTGATGGTGAAATAACTACCGAGAGAGTAATCATTTGGACAAAAGAACAATCTCAGGAAACATATTGGAAAAAAGGGTTTGTCGAGGTTAATCTATGTGTTCCAGATATCGAGCCAAATATTGCAAATCTTGTTCGATTGGCTGAATTTGAAAGACAAGCCATGAAGATACTAGATGATATGGTAGGTTCCTATGATGGTACGACCTATCGTTATTCCATTGATTCAATCAGTACAGAAGCAGACACAGCTTTGAAGTGTCATTATGTAAATGTGAGAGTATTATTTAAAGTGTTAAATGTAAATTAGAAAAATTATGATTTCAGCAGTAGAAATTGATGAATTGTATTACGCAGAACCTGTTAAAACGGTTACAACTCCGGCTACCGGATTAACAGGCGCGGAAGTTGCTGCTATTCTGAAAAACGCAGCAACGAAGCAGGTCAAGAACGTACACGGTGATACGTATCAGTACGAGGAAGCGGAGGCGAGTGTTACAAGGTACAAAAACGCCTTGACAGGTGAGTACTACCGGGAAACGTCCGAACCGGGTGAGGTGAAAATCAACTTTACCATTGGTGAGTATGACTACAAAACCAAAGAAGACTTGCAAGGTGGAAAAGCCACTGAAAAGAATTGGGAAAGAGGCAAATACAAGCCTATTTATAAATGTATCATTGGAAAAACCAAAGATGGTGTATACGTTGTGTTTCCCAAAGCGGCTATCAATGCTCGTGGATCCAATACTGATAAGGCTGTTGGATTGGCTGTTTCAGCCGTTCCTCTTGCTACAGGAGTAGATGGATTGGCTTCCGAAAAGTGGTTTGACGAATCGGAAGTGGTCATTCCAGAAGGTTAAGGTAAATAAGATTATTTAATGGAAGGGTGGGAGTGGAATTTGCTGCCTTCACCCTTTTTTATTTAAAGAATATGAATCAAGGTGCGAGAATTGTTTCGGATGCCATAATAGGCAATGATTTTAAAGTTGTGGTAGTGAATGGAAAATCGTATATCATTTATCCTCCTACCATTCATAAAATAGCTGGAGCAGCAAGTTATCTGTCGAATGTTGGGAAGATAGAGAACTTAGAGGACATATTCCGATCTATGAAAGACACTCCGAATGCCTCACATGCCCTTTCCTGGTTTATCAATGGGAATGATGAACTGTTTGAGGAATTATCAAGGGGAACATTTGAAGAGAATGTAGAAGCTTTATCCATTGCTTTATCATTGATTTCGATTGAAAATTTTATGAGGCTGTCAGCTTTAGCGAAGAACGTAGTAGGTCTGGCAGCGAAACAGAGGTAGCAGGAAATAACTGTTTACTTGGACAGATTGCATCGTTCATGGATTCGTTACACTTGGGATATGAAGAGGTGGTGTATAAGATTCCATATCGCAATTTGATTATCATGCAGAAAGATAAATTACATGTGGTATATGGGGAGAAGGTGAGTAATACATCTGGAAAGGATATGCTGAAGAGGAAGAAATAAAAGCCGGAGTTAAATTGTATAATTTATTTAATTTTTAGCTGAGTCAGAAAAAGAAAAACTAAATCAGGTTGGGAAATAGCTCGACAAGCGAATCGAATTGCAGAAAGACGTTACGGGAGCGATGCAAGCAACCCCAATAATCTTGTGAATCGGATTCAAGGTCGATATTTGGGAAACTTCAATAGAAGTGGAACAAGTTGGAATAAGCAAGTTTCTCGTAGGACTTATATGGGAAATGCTAATGGGTAAAGAAAAAGCCGGAGGAATCCGGCTTTAATATTATTGATTATGAACTTTTTCAATAAATGAACGTAGATATAATTCGCTCTCACATCCAACTGTTGTGTAGCTAAAGTTTAATGTTTTCAGATTGAGTTCAAGTACTTCTTCAGATTTGGCCTTTTTTATAATTGAATGTGGAATACTATTGTCGAATAATTTTTCAGAATAAAAATGAATAAATATTTTGCTTGAAAGTGGAATTGCAATATATGCTATTTCCTTAATATCAGGATTGAAGTATATATTTATTTTTTCTCTGGAAGTAAATGATGAACAATCAGGTAAAAGGAAATAATCATTAGGATTATTAGGTATAATAATAGCAAAAACAAGGTTCCCTATTTTTTCTATTATTTGTTCTGCAATGTTGGAATATTCTATAACATTTGAGTATTTTGCCTCTTGTTTGAAAGCAAACATCTCTTGAAGTTTCTGTTTCAATTGGGGAGTACATTGATGTATAATGGGTTGAAATGCTTCTAAAATATTGTCATCAACATTTTGTTTATATTGAGGTGTTCGCATATCACCAATAATTCCATATTTGGCAAAAAATAATAGAGCATTATTTACTGATTCAGTTAGTATTTCGTTTGATATAAAATCTTCTATTATTTTAAAATTCTCCGGGAATTTGCTCTCGAAATGACTGTTTAAGTCTTCTTCTAATGTACAATAATCTTTTTTATGATTGATAAAACGTGTGTTAGAATCTTTCTCGCTAAAAAGACTTTTTGTCGTGTTTTTAGAGAAGAAGTTACATTTCATTTTATCATAAAGATATATTAGATTTTCTTCTTTATTAAAGAATTGTTTTATATGTATTTGGGATACATAATGATGATTTCTTGGAATACTCATATTGGCATGGAATTTGAGTTTATTTAGTGACACATGGGGCGTTTGGTATTAATAGTTATTCTCTCTAAATTTATGCAAAATAGTCACAGTAATTACTAAAAGCGCTTCTTAATATATTAGAACAATCTACTGCTTTTATTTTTTCTGTAGTACTATCCTGGTAATCAATATCTATTAGTCCGAAATCTATTGCATTCCCAACATTATAATGAATATCATAAGATGTATAATTATTAGCATGGAAATGGTTTTGGGGATAGTCAGCTAATGCTAAAAAAATACGTAGAAAATTATCTTTATTACTAATTATCAAATCGCTTTCTCTTAATTTGTAAATTGCAGTTTTCATATCATCAAAAGTGCTAAACATACTTCTTATAAAATCGAGTATATTGACGGATAATATATTAGTAGCTAAGCATCTTCTATTCCCAATTTTTAGTACCCGATTATTTTGATAGGTCTTATGGAGGTATTTTAGCAAAGTTCTTATGTTCACAGCCTTGCTCTTTATTAAGGATGAAAGTATTTCTTCACACGATATGCAGGCTAAATTGCATACATCGTTTATTCCGATTTCTTGATTTGATTGAATAGAGGTTAGAATATCAATAATAGATTTTATTATGTTTTTCGTATTGTCAAATTGATAAACCTCTTTACTGTAGAATTTATCAATATATCCATTGAAGTCTACAGCGATGCCATATTTAGAACTATATATATTTCTGATATTATCAATGTCGCAAACAATAATTGTTTTATCAAATCCAAATTTGTGTTCGTTCGTTTCATAAAAGTTGTCATGAGCAGATAATACATTTAGTATTCTAAATATGTGTTCTGGGTCTATTCTGTCTAAATCATCAATTATTAGTACTATTTCCTTTTCGCTATTTTTGAGAGAATTTATCAAATTACGAATTAATTGTGTAATTGCATTATCTTCGAATATTGTTCCAGATTGCTTTGTGTAGTTTTTAAGAAAGCCAATAGCATCTTCCTCTTCATCAATCGAAATGTCTTTTTTATAATCTTCTATTTCTTTTTTGAAATTGATGATTTTTTCAAGAAGATCAGTCCCAAACTTTATTTTTTCACTCATTTTGAGAAGATTGGCAAGTAGTTTATTGGAAGATTCTAATATATACATTTGGGTTGCTAATGAAAAAGAACATTTTTCTTTGTTGAAATTTGCTCCTACACGAATTAACTCAAATAAAATATCTACTTTAATGTATTCGAATATATCTTCATTACTTGAAACAATGTAATTTATTGGAGTTAAATATATAGGTGTATATTTGTCATTGTTTTTAAAATATTTTTTCAAAAAATAGGTTTTCCCGATTCCAAATATACCCGAAAAGACAATGTTGTTATTATTATCTTCAGAAAGAAAAGTATCAAATCGGGATAGCTCTTCCTTTATATCAATATCCATACTCTTATTCCTCCATCTTAAACTTAGTACCACACTTGGGGCAGGTGATTATTTCTTCTTCTTCTTTTTACTATCATTTTCTTCAAACCTTTTTTCTATATACTTTCGGAAAGATTCGTACAATACACTCAACGTTTTGAACTCTTCCTCTTTTTTCCTTTGCGTTTCAATATCATGAAAATTATCCGGATGTGAGTTGTTACGCGCTTTTCGTAGACTTTCAAGGAGTTGAACATCAGTGTAACTCCCTGATACTCCTAATGCTTCTTTTATATTCTCAATTAAATCTTCTTCCATAATCATTGGCTTATAAATTCTCCGCTAACTTCTTTATATCCTCCTTGCTTGAAACTTTGTGAATGGTTCCATCTAATTCGATGTAGCCGTTTATGTTGGTCGGTTCCTCGAATAGTTCAGTTATTCTCACATTAAGAGCACTGGCGATTTTCTCCAATGTATCTTTAGTAGGATTGCCATTGATTGCTTTAGATAAACCCACAGCCGATAACCCTATTCTTTCTGCTAACTCTTTTTGAGTTATTCCTGCTTGCTTGCAGATATCCAATATTCGTAACTTCATAATTATACTTATAGTTTATTTCTTGCAAATATATAAAATTATAGTATTAGTTGTTGTTATTTGAACGAAAATATACTATATGTATATTGGATTAGCTTTTATTAACTATATAATATTTGTTTGTGTTATAGTTGTAGTTATATTTGTATCGTGATAATAAAACTAAATGTTTAACGATAAGCATACATACAATTATGAAACGCTACAACTTATCCCAAATCATGAAAAACGCTCATAGATTCTACAGAAGTAAATCAAGAATGGGCAGAACCTTTGGCGAATGTTTGAAACTCGCTTGGGGTTGGGCTAAAGATGAAGTTAAGTTCAAAGAAGAGCGTGAGGCTAAGGTGAAGGTTGTGGTAGCTAATTATAAGCCCGCAGAACGCACTTCTCATGTCGAGGGTAGACTTACTTGGTCTGACTGCTATAACTCAAATAGTAGGGGTTATTTGGGTAGTCAATATTGCGGTGATTGAAAGCAGAATATTGATATACAAAAATAGCAGTGACTTATTGAATCACTGCTATTTCTGTTTAAAACTTACTATTTTTAGTTCGAATCTCTCTTAGATGGTTGGCTTCCCAGCATTTGACAGCTTTTGATTCAGTACAGCCTTTATTTTAGCAGCTTTTGCAGGTTGTACAAAATAGAAATCAAACATCAATTCTAAAATATCCAATAAGAAATCAGCTTCTTCTGGTTCTACATCAAGTATTTGCCCTGATACTTGGTCTTCCATTCCATGTGCCGCTATATTTCCAAAACCTCTAATTGTTTGTAAGTTATCACTCAAAAAAGAAGGCAGTTTATTTAATGATATTAGTTCATCAATCTCTAACATCAAGTTCTTTTTCTTTATATTCTCCTTTATTCTGATAATATTTTGCAAGCATCTACGGCTTAAGGCTGCACTCGCTTTAGGACTAAATGGAAGTATTAAACAAGCCTCATTATAATCTTCAGCAAATTGCGGCTCCACTTCGGTAGCAGCAGGAGTGCGACCACTATTCAAAGGATAAATTATGTTATCAGATATAATTGTACTGCGTTCACCCATAGTAGTTGCTATTCTATTCACATTTGCTAATTTTAGTATTAGCTTTCTGCACTTATTATTAGGACAATGCATGGAATAGATACTATACTTATTTTTGTCTTCATATTCTCCTAAATAACTTTCAGTAAAACAAGGATTTACCTCCAAAAGACAATGTGGACATTTCATATCTTCAATATTTAAGTTATTATAATTTTCCTGCTAAATCTTTCACATCCTCCGCAGACTTCACCTCATGCACGGTATCGCCGACCTTTACGAAGCCTACTATATCTCCAGTGTTGGATTTCTCAAATAGTTCAGTTACTGGAACTCCCAAAGCATCGGCAATTTTTTCTAATGTACCAATTGTGGGGTTTCCTCCTAACATTTTAGAAAGGCTGGCTTGAGCTACACCTATTTTAGATGCTACTTCCGCAAGTGTAAAGCCTTTCTCTTTACATACTTCTTTAACTCTTAATTCCATATATAATATATTATAAGTTATAATTCAAACGCAAATATACACATTATATATTATAATCTAAATTTAGGCTATAAAAAGATATTGTATTATATTTTATTAACTCTAATATCATTGCTAATTATATAATATAGTCTATACATGCAAATGTAAAAATATAATATATTATATAACACGTAAAATATAAGTAGTATGAGCACAAATTTAAAAAGTCAGATGAAAGAGGTTATGCAAATGGCATGGTCTTTTGTTCGTAAGAACGGTTACAGCATGAGTGAAGCATTAAAATGCGCATGGGTTAATTTGAAGCTGAAAACGGCTTTGAAAGTAAAAGTAGTAGAGTTTTACTTTAAAAAGACTGATGGCACGTTACGCCAAGCGTTTGGCACTTTATTAGAAAGCAGAGTACCGGAAACGAAAGGTACAAAGAAAACGGCTGATAACTGTCAAGTGTACTTTGATACAGAGGTAGGCGACTGGCGTTGCTTCAAGAAGTGCAATCTTGTAAAGATAGCTTAGTATAAACAATGTGAGCAGGTGCTACCAACGCCTGCCCACAATAAAATCAATAACGATATGCAAAATTCAATTATCAATTTCGATTACAAAGGTAATCAAATACCTTTTGAAAGAGGCAAAAATGTCATGGTGAATCTCACTTCAATGGCAAAATCTTATCCAGAGAAGAATTTAACACAGATTATTAACTCTCAAGAAATCAATGACTATTGCAATTCTCTTACCAAACTACAAAATTATAGTTTGGCTGATTTACTGATAGTTAGGCGTGGCGGTGATAATCCGGGCACTTGGGCACATCGCCTTGTCGCTATTCGTGTCGCACAGAAACTAAACTCAGACTTAGCAGTCTGGGTAGACATGAGAATAGAAGAACTTCTCACCACTGGTGTCACCACCGTCTCCAATGACGACGAAGCCATCGCCTATGCTATGCAAGTGCTCAGAAAGAGATTAGAGACCGCCAAAGCGGAGAAAGAACGGTTAGAGGTAGAGAACCACCTACAAAGCGAACAACTGAAACTAGCCGCCCCGAAAGTGAAGTACGTGGATGAAGTATTGCAATCAGCTCAAACTTACACGAGTACACAGGTAGCTAAAGAATTAGGCATGAGAGAAGCGGAACAGCTTCATAAGGCACTTAAATCGAAAGGTATCATGTTTAAGCAGTCCGGGCAATGGATGTTGACAGCAAAGTATAGCGAGAAAGGCTATACCAAACCGCGTACAGTTACTTTTCCACGTTCTGATGGTTCACAAGGAAGCAATACAATTACTGTCTGGACGGAAAGAGGTAGAGCTTTCCTTCATCATTTGTTCGGTAAGCAAAATCAATCAGCATGATCGAAATGACACTGATTATCGGCAGCCTGTACATCGGTTACAGGCTGTTCAGAAGTAACAATGAGAGATTTTTCCATTAAAATATAAACACATAAAATATAACGGTTATGTTAGAGTTAATAGCTGAAAACCAAGAAGTAAGAATTTACCGGTATAATACAGTAGGCGGTTGGATTAACGTATATCAGTTTAAAAATGGTGAATTGGCTTTTGGGGCTGGGAAAGCATCAATACTGAATAGATTTGAGAAGACACATGTCTATGATAGAGTTTGTAAAGTACTAACACATAAAAAATAAACGGTTATGGCAACAGAAATCAACATCGAAGAAGTAAAGAACAACGCTATTCACTCTGAATTATTGAAAGCAATGTGCCTAATAAGCCAAGCTCGAAATATTGTTTCGGATGCAATGGATGAAAAAGAACTAAGGGATGCCGGACAATGGGACTGCTTAGATGATACAGTTTCAAGGCTGAATGAATGTTCTCGTGATGTAAGCTATATTATTGGCATGATTATAACAAGTAGAGTTGCGGTTCTGACGACCTAACACGATTATCAAAAGGCAGTCTCTGCACGACATCAAGGGCTGCCTTTTAACAGAATGTATGTCATTAGGTTGGTATGCGCTATTGTTATTTTAACAAAATATCTTTTGGGCTTTATCGTATGTGGAAAATTTTTCAAAGTCAATAAAAGATGAAATGTTATCGAATTTGGCTCTGTATTCTTGCTCTATAACATTAAAGCGCTTAACATATTCTTCATTTTCAGACTTTAATACATTTGAATATATTTTATAAATATCTGAAATAAACTCTCTTGTTGCTAATTCTTTAGCTTTTTCTATATTCCCCATTGCGAGCTCAAATTTAGCTGGGGAAATCCCATTAGGGTATCCATTTGCTTGAATTGTATTTTTTATTTTAGTCACATCATCTGTCATTATCCATATTTTGAAGAACAGGATAATTTGTAAAACGCCAAAAATAATTATTATCCATCCAATAAAATTTTGCATGTTTTCCATAATCGTATATTTTTAATTAAACAATTTACAAATTTACTTCAAAATCTATTTACTCCAAATTATTTCACGACAATTCTTTTATTGTCGTATATAGTTCGTTCTAAAAAGGTTTTTTAAAACTTGCTTCCTTTACTTTTATACCAATTCTTTCACAGCTCGGTTGTAGTGAAATCTTTGGGTTGGAAATTCTTATAGTAAAGTTGTTGAGTGATTACTTTTGAGGAAATCTGTAACAATCGTCTGGTTGTTTGGCATTGGGGTAAAGAATTAAGAAGAATCGGTAGGAGAGAGGTTTGATTTTGAATGTCTGAAATAGATTTGTGACCTTTTCCTGAATGTCATGGATTCGATGAATGAAAATTCATCATGGATTAATGAGTATAGTAATTTTGAAGATAAAAGCCTATGGAATTTAAAGGAGATATAACAGGACTGAATGAACTTGAAAAGAGGATTGAGCAGTACTACATTGACCGTCTTATACAAGCTGGTGAAGCAGCTGTTCAGAAGGCTGTTGTGGATGGAAACTATCAAAATATTACAGGTGATTTAAGGAGTTCCATCGGATATGTTATTGCATATAACGGGAAAATCATCAAAGAAGGTGGTTTCTATAAGATTCAAGGGCGTGGTAACAATATGCAAAAGGTGGAATTTACCACCAAAGATGGAAAACAGGTTTCATTTTGGGCTAAAGGAAAATTCGGTGATGGTTCCCATGGTTCTAAGGAAGGTTTGGAGTTCGCAAGGTCGAAAGTTAGTTCATCTGGGTATTCTTTCGTTCTGGTTGCTGGGATGGAATATGCAAATCATGTGTCAAGCAAGGGGTTCAATGTCCTTGATTCAGGAGTTTTAATGTTATGGAAATTAATTAAATAAATTATGGCGGGAATAATTGCGGACATGTCTGAGGACATTAAAAAGTTGCAGCAGGTGAAAGCTGAAATAGCTGGTGTTAAAAAGGAATTAAAGAGCATTGATATTAGGGTAAATCTTGATATTAAAGAAAATTTCGAAGCTCGATTAAAATCTCTCATGGAACAATATGACACTTTGGTACAGAAAATTGCTAAAGTGGAAGGTGAAATGATGATTGCAAAACAAAAAGTCTCTGAAGCAATAAACGGAATATCGTCAGATCCGTTAATTTCATTCGATGCGGAACTAATGAAGATGTGTAATAACCTCAATAAGTATTTTGATGAATTATTGGCAAAAGTGGAATCTATGTCTTCTTTATTACAAGTCGGTAAAGCAGGCATTGATGGCTCTACTTCTAATAATGTGCCAATACAACAATTGGAAGACCTTCGCATTAAAAATACCGAATTGACTGAACAACTTCGTGTTCAAAAAGAGGAAATTAGACAGCAGCAAGAAGAATGGAATAAGTTGGCAATGGCAATAAAGACAAACAATGTAAGCGCTATTGAACAATACAAGCAAGCTACAAACTCTTCTTCTGATGCTGTCAAGAGTGCCAAAACGGAGCTGAAAGGTTTGATAAAGGATTTAAACGAAAATATCAAGTATTACGATACATTAGCGGCGCAAATAGCATCTTATAAATCTATACTTGATAGATTATATACAGCACAAGAGAAAGGTATGACACGTGTCCCTATTGGTGATGGGGCAACGGCTCTTATTTCAAGCGAATTAGAAAGATTCAAACCACTACTTGATGGTGTAAGCCAAAAGAGTAAAGAGATAGCATCGCAAATTTCAGAACAGAGAAAGAGACAAGCTGAACTGAATACTGTAATAGAGCAAGGCAATGAGAAACATGCTCGTACTCGCGCTCTTATTTTGGATGCGCGAGAGCAATTGGTGCAGATGCGCTCTGCTGGGCTGCAAGATACAGCTCAATATCAACAAGTAGGGCAAGAAGTCGCAAAAATGCGTACACAAATGGCTCTTGTTAATGCGGAAATGGAGTATCTTTCTAATCCAAATAAGAATCTTTTGGTATTGAAAACCGGACTGCAAGGAATAGCTGGTTCTGCAAGTTTAGTTGTAGGGATAATGGGCTTTTTTAATCAGAAAAGCGAAGAGATGATAATGCTTCAAACCAAGATTCAGTCTTTGTTAGGTATTATTGTAGGATTGGAAACCACTTATAACACGGTTAAGAAAACTGGTATATTAATGCGTGCTGTTGAGGATTTACAGACAAAAGCATTAATTGCCTCACAAGCCTTGGAAGCTAAAGCTAAATCACAACTCATAGCGCTTACATGGTCGGAGGTGGTAGCTCAAAAAGCATTAAATGCAGTGGCAAAAGTGAACCCGTATATTCTACTTGGGACGGCAATTTTAACACTTGTAGGAGGAATGGCTTTGCTTATCAAAGCTAATAAAGAAGGAGCTAAAGCACAGGAAGAAATTAATAGAAAGGTGGAAGCAGCAAAAGCAATGCAAGAATCTTATATGCAATCATTTGCATCAACTGCTTCAACTCAAATGACTACATACCAAAAACTAAAAAAAGAATATGAATTGTTGGGGAGCAGTTTAAAAGATAAGCAAAAATTCATTTTAGAGAATAAGGATTCGTTCCGTCTGCTCGGATTGGCTGTTAATGGTGTATCTGATGCAGAGAATATCTTCATAAATCAATCTGATGCGGTAACAAATGCAATAATGCAGAGGGCAAAAGCTGCAGCTATAGGTAAGATTGCGCAGGAGAAATGGGAGCAATATTTCAAAGAGAGAGAAAATAACATAACATTACAAAGTGGAATATCAGCAATATCTAGCAATATTGAATATGAGAATGGGATACCTATCAGAAAGCTGTCTTTCGATAAAAATAAAGCAGATGAAACAAGGCAACTTTTGGAAAACTCTATAGATGAAGATGCGACAATTAAAGCACTAAAAGATGAAGCTGAAAAATGGAGTGAGCTTCAGATTGGAGTTGAGAAGGAAATCAATGATATCTTAAAGAAGGCGGGAATAGATGTTTATGACAATAATGCATCCAAGCAAGAATCTGCTGCCGAAAAGCTTCGTAAGGAGCAAGAGAAATACAAAGTTCTTCTCGACAAACAAGCGTTAGAGCAACAACGCTCTGCTGAAGACTTACAAATGAAAGTTGATGAAGCCCGTAATAAAAGCAATGGATGAAGGTTCGGCCAAGACCATTGCTGAAATGGAACTCAACTTTGAAAAGGAGATGCAAACTATCGACCGACAGAAAGAGGATGCTTTGCGGAAGAAGATTGAGGATGCCCGTACTGCATGGGATGCTAATCCGGAAAATAAAGGAAAGTTCTTTGATGGAAGTGGGATTACACTATCTAAGGATGAGAATACACCATTTTAATGAATTGTATAAAGGTGGAATAGCCGCTTTTCGAAAAGAACTTAAAAGAGTATCAAGATAAGCAAGATGATGCTTGGAATGAGTATTATATTAAGTATGGAGAATATCAGGAAAAACGCAAAGCTATCATGGATAAATATGATAAGCAGATTGCGGACGCAGAAGAGGGGAGTGTTGAAAAATCCACTTTTATTGCCCAGAGAAAAGAAGATCTTGATAGTCTGGATGATGAATTGATGAAAGATTCAGAATTATGGAGTAAATTTTTCACAGATTTCTCAAATCGTTCTTCATCGTCAATAAGGAGTATAATAGAGGATATTCAAGAACTTGTTGATTACATGAATGGGGTGGAGGGAGCAAAAATACCCGACTTATTTAAGGATAATGAGAAGACTGTGAAAGCAATAAATGATGCTATGTCTGACCCTTCTTCCTTAAACAAGTTTACGTCAAATCTTTCCTCTCAAGTAAACAAATTCAAAAAGATGCTTGATAAGGATAATCCATTCAAGCAGATTCAAGAGGGATTTTAAGAATAATGATTTTGAAAGTACCTCTAAGGGGTTCAGTGGTATAGCATCAGCTGTGAGAGAGTTTGGATGGCGTTCTTGGAGATTTGGGTGTAAAAATCAGACAGTACGGCTGGTAAAGGTTACTTCTGTTTTAAGTAGTACCGCTTCTTATGCGGCAACAGGTGCGTCTGTAGGTGGACCTTGGGGAGCAGTTATTGGTGGAGCAATAGGCATGGCATCAGGATTAATCGGTATCCTTGGTGCTGATTATTCTGCCTATAATAAAATGAAAGAAGAATATGGGGCACTTATTGATGTTTGGGACACGCTTATTAGTAAAAAGCAGAAAATATAATAGATATATCTTATGGCGATGAAGCACGTAAGGCTGGGCAAGAAGTTCTGGACTTATTGAATAAGAAAGCTCAAAGCAATGTTGCACTTGGAGTAGAGAGGCTTAATGCAGGGGCGAGTGCAGGTTCTCACTCCATTGGCGTTCGTCAGAGAAAAGGAATGTCAAGCCAAGGGTGGGATGAACTTCGTAAAGCGGCACAGTCTATTGGATTCGATTACAACTCGGTTGCTGACGGTCGTATGACTGGGCTAATTTTCTCTTACAGCGGAACAATTGGAAACGTCTACAGGAAGAAGCGCCTACGTTTCTGGGCGAAGTTGGACAGTGATGTACAAGGGTATTTGCAAAACATTATTGACTGTTCTGACGAGATAGAGGATATGAAGACAAAAACTTCAGGAAACAATGAACCGGAGTTTCTTTCGATTCTTTCTATGACAGTTTTGTTTTCTACTCTTTCCGATATGAAATAAGAGTAGTAAAGATATGGCTGATGATTTCGGAGAATACTTGAAAGGAATGCCATTTTAGAAAAACCTTGTGGCGAATAAGTACCGTGCTAAAAATCGAAGCCTTATATAATGATTGGGCTGCAAAAATCAGATAGTGATGGAGATGGGTGTTTTTGACCTGACTGTTAAAGAATCGGGCAGAATTGAAAGCCTCCCAAAAAGCGTTAGCTGAGCAAATTATGGCTGAACGTGATGCAATGGCTGATGCTTTTGGATGGAGTTCCGATATTTCTACTTCACAAGATTCTTCTTCCCGGGGATTTCAAACCATGTCTCAAGATACTGGCGAAAGAATTAAACGGTCGGTTTACTGCTTTAGCAGATTGCAGGGGAAGAAATAAAGAATCAATCAATAGCACAAAACTGGCCTACTTTCATCCATCCAAATGAAAAAATGTCATTACTTGACTTGACAAATGAAGATATTCCAAGATTAATGGCTAATGTACCCTGATATTGCAGGACAAACGAGAGAAAGTATCGCAAGTGGCTATCAGTCGCAAGTTAATATTGTATTTCCGGATGAAAAAATAGATGTTTTGACATTGGAAGTCTCTGCTCTTAAGGGGTATTGTTAATGAAATGAGGACTTTACAAGTTGAAGGCAAATCTTGATAGACAGGAGATAAGAGAAAGGGATAACAAGTTGTTTCTAAGAATAGTCCTAGAATGATTTCTGAAATAGTAGAAGTAAAAAAGAATACATCAAAATTATAAGTTATGGCAGATTTACTAAATGAATGAGCTGTTATCAACAACAAGGATGCTTACACAACATGGGGTGTAAGAATGGGAGAGGGGTTTCTTGATGTATTGGGGCAGCCGTCCATGAAAGGACTTTATTGAGAATAAAGCCGACTTGAACATGGAAAACGGGTAATAATCAATAATCCTAAGGTTGATGAGCGGAAATAACTCTTTCGTTCACTATCGAGGGTAATTCTCTCAGTCAGATTATCAAGCAAAAGAAGAAGCTTTCTTTGATGAACTGTATAAAGGTGCGGTTGATATTCAAGTCCCAACCAATAGTAGTCGAGGTTTACCATGCTATTTTATACTGGCAAGAGTGTCACTTATGCTCAGAAGCTAGATAGGACTTTTGGTAAGATTTCAAGGTAAATTTTCGAGGCCGAATCCGGCAAATAGAACTTAATTTGTGACCTTATTTCTAATGTCACAACAGGGAAGCCCTAAAAGTTAGGGCTTCTTTCTTTTATTTTCCGACCTTTGAGGTATGATAGATATCAAAGACATAATCCAGTGCCATTCTTCTTTCAACCCCTCCCAACGAAGGTTGCAAGCGGAAGCTTAACGCTCCAAAAGAGGATTACATACTTTTGAAATTCTCATTTGGAGAATCCCATATACTTCAAGCTCGGAACTTTACGTTGAATGCGACTTTGGACTATTTGAAGTGTGCGATTTGCAGAGTCCTACCTTCAATACCGATTAACGCAGGCTATGATTATGAACTAAGACTTTGATGCTCACTACTGGAAATGGAAAAATAAAATCTTCAAATATACCCCGGAGACATCTGGGCAGGAAGCGTCCTGGAGTCTGACTGCTCCACTCACGTACAAGCAAGTATAGTCCTGAGACTTGAAAGCTCTTGGTTATACTTACAAAGGACAGGATTTTGATTTTTTCCATTGACAGTACGGTCGAGAACAAGTCTCTGTTAATGGACTTATGATAACACCAATATCTTAGATGCTGTTTTGAAATGGCGAAGAAATGGGATTGCGAGTGCTGGATGACAGACAATATTATTCCACTTCGGTAAATGCGAGTTTGGCGACTACGTGAATATGGAAATCGCTAAGAACGTGGGGGAAATGTCACGCTCCGAATTCCCAGTCAACCTATGCACCCGTTATCTATACTTTCGGCTCGACAAGGAACATTCCTGCCAACTACCGTCCGTTGACGAAGCGTGTGGTAAAATGGTGTGGGTGCAAAAAAGATTGATGCTACCCGAAGGAACTCCGTACATAGATGCTTATCCGAAAATGAGTACAGAGGAAGCTATCGAGCAAGTGGTTATCTTCGATGAAGTCTATCCCCGGAGAGTTGGAACTATGTCGGACATCACTACCAAGGAATATACCGAAACCATTGAGAATGCTGATGGAACGACTACCGAAAAGAAGTGGGACGCTTACCGTTTCAAGGACACAGGGATAACTTTCTCCAAAGATTATATCCTCCCCGGTGAGGAATTGACAATCATCTTCCAGTCGGGTAAATTGAACGGTATGGTGTTCGCTGTAACCTTTGATCCCGACGGTAAGGATGAACAGCTTTGGGAAATTGGTCCGAAACGAGGATTACGGTCGCCCGTTACCCGATGAGGTGCTCATCCCCGAAGACGGCGATACCTACGTTTTGTCAGGTTGGGATTCAACCAAAATAACAGAATTAGGACTTGTATCCGCTGCGAACGGGAACTGAAGGAAGAGGCTGAAAAGTACATTGCCAAATCTAAGATAGACCCGAACACCTACAACTGCACGATGATGTCCGATAACGCATACAGCGAGGATGGAATGCATAATCTCTACGGTATCGGTCAAAGGGTGAACCTCATAAACAAAGCCTATTTCGAAAACGGAAGGCTGTCGAGGGTTATCGGGTTCGAATTCAACCTTGATAAGCCTTATGATTCCCCCGTATATACTGTCGGGAAACTGCTGCCTATTCCCGCATCGGGGAACTAGAGGACAAGGTGGAAAATCTCACTCTCAAAGGACAGGTTTATACAGGTGGAAGCGGTAGTGGTGTATATGTGATAAGAAGGAATGACTCCACTCCTGCAACTGACAGCAATGTGTTCTCGGCATTGCGTTCGTTATCAATGTTTCTTCGTAAAGATAAAACTAGATTTCACTAATTACCTATTGAGGTTATTAGGAGGACTAGAGGTTGGCGAAGCCATAGACTCACTAACTGCGGGCAAGGGCATAATCGCGGATAATAAAGGGAGGATACAGGCTGACCGCATGGAGTTGCGGTCATCGCTGACCGTTTTGGAGATAATTTTTAATCGCCTTTCAGCTATGGAAAGTGATTATTCATTTTCCGAATCTGGCACGATTGAGAGTGTCGAACTATTAGAAGATGGTACCTATCGTTTACCGCTTCGTAAACGTTGGGAGAATGATTTCACAGCCTTGGACGAGAATGATGTAGTTTACGGCATGGTGAATAATCTTGCTTCAGGTACCGGAGATTACTATACTTCCTGGCTGCGTGTCCTTAACGTGAATACAGTATCTAATACCATCACTGCGGTCATGTATCCGGACGATGAAGTTCCAGGAGGCAAAAACTACCCGCCGGAGCCGCTAATGATATTATCTCATCGTGGTAATCCGGTGAACGAAGATCGTCAGGCATATTGGTACCTATCTTCCCGTGAGAAGTGTATCTGTATGCTCGATGGAGTAACGAAACCTATACTGGAAGAGAATAACTATGCCATCATTATAGGCAAGTTAAAGCAGTTGTCACTATTTGACAACCTGCCTATAAACTACCGACATAGCTATATCTATTGTCGTGGTATCGCTATACAGGACTTATTGCGTATAGACTATCAGGGTACACCAGTTCGTTCTGAGAATAATCGGGGTCCGTGGTCATCTGAGGATGCTGTGAACAATCCCTATCAGTCTACAGACCACAGTTTATGATGCGGTCTATCATGTCGGCTGTAAAATGGATGTGTCTGTCTACCGGCACACTTCAAGAACCCAAATGGAATGCAACCGACTGGGCGCAGATTGAAGGTAACTCAGAACTAACCCTTGAATTCTCATCCAGTAACGGTTTATAACTTCTTTGCCGGTAAGGTCAATGCGGAATTTACCCCTATTGGTCTATTGGGGCTATAATGATATCTCTGCCGGATGGTGTTGCCCGGTGACTGTCATGGAACTCGTGATAGTGGTCAGGTGACGGAAGATAATGCCTGGTCGGTCCGCTCACGCCAATAACGGGCCGGGTACTGCACCTGACAAACGAGGACATGCCTTCCAATTGGGGGTACAAGAAAAGTGAAATTCAACCTGTAGGCGGCATACGTCCGTGACGGTATTGAGAGTATTAATATCGAAAATAGCATAATTGTATGAAATTAAACGCGGGTTCAACCGCAGCGGTCAGAACCAGTTTATACGCCTCTGAGGCGAGTTTTTGTATTGTTAATAGATGGTGGAGGTAGTAAGACACAGTTTTATTACACGAATGCTAACACCTTCATCCGAAATCGAACCAATTACCCCGATGAAGCTAAAGGCATTCTCAGTATTGTCCCGATCCGGATAAGATTATCAGTAAATGGGGATAAAGTAGTCAGCTGACTGTCCACCTTGGTATGAAAAACAGTGAGAGCACTCAGATTAACCTCGGAAGAATAGGCAATTATATTCACTAGAATGCTGACGGAGAACATTGCTTGTGAAGAAAGATGGTTTCGCCAACTACTCCTGTGCCAGAGATTCTTTGCCGGGCTACCTATGTGGATTCCAGAAATAAAAACACGTTGGTATATACCGATACATTCACTCTGAACTCTATACAGAAGAGTGATGACCAGCTTTCATTGAGTGTTAACCAACCTGCCAAGATAACCTATAATCCTTTGAAGGATAACCAATACATAGATATCACTGCTGTATTGAAAATGGGCAGCGAGACGGTAGCGGATGCCCAATGTAGCATATTGGTGGTACAAAGTCGAGAA